TCGTCATGCCACAACTGGAGGCCGATGATGCTATGGGCATCTATGCCACCAAACTTACAGGGAATATCATTGTTTCTCCTGACAAAGACATGAGACAGATCCCCGGTAAGCTATACAATCTCGAAGACACCGTTACGATCACACCAGAAGAGGGTGCGAAGTGGCATCTGATTCAGACGCTTGCAGGCGACCAGACAGATGGCTACAGTGGCGTTCCCGGGATCGGAGTGAAGAGAGCAACAACTCTTTTCGAGAAAGAAGGCTACAGCTGGGCTACAGTTGTCAAAGCTTTTGAGGACAAGGGGCTTACAGAACAAGATGCTCTTTGCAACGCAAGGCTAGCTAGAATACTTACAAACGAGGACTATGATTCCCAAAGGCAAGAACCAAGACTCTGGACACCTACGCCCGAGTATGAAATTAACTCTGGAACAGGAGTTCAAATTGAAGTTAGTTGAAGATAAGCTAAGAGAAAGATATGATACACACAAGGAAGATGTAATCACTGTCTTTCTTGCTTTACAAAAACAAAACTTTGTACTAACAAACAATCTAAAAAACATAATTAATTTTATTTAAAATGTCTAACTTAATCTCCCGCACTGGACGGGTACAGTCTTGGATCGACGATCCGCAATCAAGACTACCTGTATCATGCACAACCTTCGTTGTTGAAGACAGCATGGAAGGGGACAACGGCATCGAAGCTAGCTGGAGATTCGCAAGTCACGCACTAAGATTTGGTGCAGGCTGTGCAATCCACCTATCTAAGCTTAGACCAGCCGGTCATGAAAATGACAAAGGACTTGTGGCTACTGGCCCAGTCAGCTTCGGCAAAATATATTCAGCTCTAAACGAAACCTTGAGAAGAGGTGGAGCTTACAAGAATGGTGCTATTGTATTGCACCTAGACCTATGCCACCCAGATGTGGTAGACTTTATTACAGCTTCCAGAACAGAACTGCCTTGGGTCAAGCGGTGCGTCGACATTGACGACGACATGTGGAAGTTCGCAGACCAAGACACTAAGGACGCTTTGCTTTATGGAATCAAATCAGGAGACATCTGGCTCAACAAAATCAAATACACCGAATCCGGGGAGCGTATCTATGGGAACGTCTGTCTTGAGGTATACTTGCCCTCACGTGGGACTTGCTTGTTACAGCATGTCAATCTCGGTGCCTGTACACTCGACAATCTACAAGAGGCTTTCGTTACAGGTATGTCCGAGTTGTGTGATCTCCATGCACGGACAGGTGTTGGAGAATCTGGAGAATACCTTACCCCAGACAATGACAGACAAGTGGGGCTTGGAGTGCTCGGTCTTGCCAACTTCCTCAGAAGATACAACATCACGTACAAGGACTTCGGAGAGGCACTCCGCTTGGTAAACCTTGGCCACTCCGCAAACAATGTAGCAGGCTGTGCAGCAGTCGCTTTAGATATAGCGATCTTTGAGGCAGCTCAGATTGCAAGAGAAAACAATATGGTAAGGGCGTTTGCTATTGCACCCACTGCCAGTTGCAGCTATCGCAGTAGAGACCTAGACGGCTTTACATGCACACCCGAGATAGCACCACCAATAGCGAAGATGGTTGACAGAGACTCCGGCGAGTTCGGAGTAGAGAGAGTCAACTATGGTAACGTTGAGATTGCAAGTGAAGTAGGATGGGACGCATACAAGCGTGTAGCAGACGAAATCATGACGATGCTCGATAGGACAGGATTGCTTCATGGCTACAGCTTCAACAGCTGGAGCGACATGATTAGATATGATGAAGCATTTATAGAGGAGTGGCTACTTAGTCCACAGACCTCTTTATACTATTCATTACAAGTTATGGGTGATGTTCAAGATAAGTCTGATGCTTATGCAGCACTTGGAGATACTGACATACAAGATTACTTGGATGGTATATTGAACGATAACGAGATTAAATGTGACTGCGAACAATAGAATACCTTTCGGTGCTAGAACTGTTTACACTGTCAATCCACAGATTCCGCCACTAATACTTCAAGAGATAACAAAACAAGTCGAAGAGTTCCCATACCATCGAAGCCATATAGGAATTGATGGTAAGGAAAGGGAACACGGTATGAGAACCTCTAATCAATGTTGGATACCATGGGATACATGGATAGCTGGAATTATGCACAACATATTTCTAAGTGCTAACAATGATTTCTTTGACTATGACTTAGATCATTTTGACTCAGGCATACAAGCAACAAGATATGCAGTTGGTCAGAAGTATGGATGGCATGTAGATGATGGTGTTGAAGGACATCCACGAAAGTTATCAATGTCACTGGTGTTAGATACAGAGTTTACAGGTGGAGAGTTGGAGATTTATGATCCTTTTAAACACCAAAACATGAGCTTTGATATACAACCGGGACATGTAGTTATATTTCCATCTTGGATATCGCACAGAGTCCAACCCGTTACATCAGGCACAAGATATAGTCTAGTTGCTTGGATGAACGGCCCAGAATTTAGATAAAATGAACCCTTACACAAAATTATTAGAAAGAAAAAGAACATGGACTCCCGTAAAACCCACCAAAGGGGAGGTAAGATCTGGTGCTGAAGAAACCATCAAACGTGCTCTCGCAATACGTCATATGGAGCTACCAGTTGGAGAATTTATTTCACAAGGCTTGGACAAAGAAGTCCCGGTCGCAGCGAGGACACTTCTTGAGTCAAACGTTAAAGATGAGATTAAGCATGATCTCGCTCTGGGCTTCATTGTTGAATCCCATGGGGCTGATCCCATTGCTGAAATGGAGGCGATACGATTAAGAGATGCTTGGATACAACACCCTGACCACACTATCGCAAAAGCCCTTGTGGCCGAGCGAGCTATATTCTTTGTTTTATTGCCTATGTTTCGTTTTCTTGGTGATGCAGCTCTTAGAACAGTATCAGCTGACATTTCCAGAGACGAACAGATTCACGTGGCGACTAATAGCTTGGTTTGTGCCGAGCTTGGTCTTCGTCCTAGCCCTAGCTTGGATAAGCTTCGGAAGGCAACTATATCTTGGGTACTACAACCCTTGAAAACTTCACCGGACAAACACCTAGACAAAACATTTTGGCTGGATGCGAGCGACCGGCTGATGTATGAAGGCAAGGCACCACAGTTTGCCGACACCAAAGCAGCTCGTATGCCAGCGTTCTTTGAACATGCAAATACAAACCTCCCACAATACGCTTAAATTTTATTCAGAGAAACTTGAGAAACTTGTAGAGGATCTGGAGTCCAAGTTCGCTTGGTATCCAGTCCACCCCAAGGAGGATCACGCCTCCATTATGTACAGAGCTGGCCAAGAGTCAGTCGTACAATATGTAAAATCAATTTTAGAAGACGATAACAATGTGCCTATTTAGATCACCTTCGCCAACACCGCAGTCAACCCCTGCACCTATCATTGCGAAGAAACAAGATAAAATAGAACAATCTTCACTACCAACTAAGAAGGATCTCACAGATCCAGATGAAATACCCGGAGTGGAGTATGGAACAACAGCCAAGAAAGGCGACGCTGTAAACACAGCAAAAGCTACTGGTACAGACGCACTTAAAATAAATGTAAATACAGGAGCCACAGGTGGCACTGGAACAGGAGGACTAAGTGTATAAGGCTAGGGAAAAGTATTCAATGCTAACATCAGGAAGAACACAGTTTCTTGATACAGCAGTTGAGTGCTCAGAACTTACCCTACCTTATCTCGTTAGGCAAGACGATGATGCGTCAGGCAAACGGACTCTACTACAACCCTACCAATCAGTAGGAGCAAAGGCAGTGGTTACACTTGCAGCAAAACTTATGCTTGCTATGCTACCACCACAGACAGCCTTCTTCAAGCTACAGGTTAGGGATGACAAGTTAGGAGATACACTAGATCCTATGATGCGTAGTGAGTTAGACCTATCATTCTCAAAGATTGAGAGATTGATTATGGACTACATTGCTGCGTCAAGTGATAGAGTTGTTGTCCACCAAGCGTTCAAACACCTAATTGTATCTGGTAATGCCCTAATCTTTATGGCAAAAGATGGGTTAAAACATTATCCACTAAACAGATACGTCGTCGAACGAGACGGTAACGGTAATGTTATAGAAATAATAACCAAAGAAATGGTTAGCAGAAAGGTACTAGGGCTGACACCCCCACCTTCCGAAGAGCCAAATGCTAATGGCGACTATGGTGTCGATGGAGACGATGCAGAGGTGTATACCTGTGTCAAATTGGATGAGAGCAGCGGTAACTGGAGATGGCATCAAGAAGTGGACGATATGATCCTAGCTGGTAGCCAGAGCACAGCACCGAAGAACGCCTCACCATGGCTAGTACTCCGATTCAATACAGTTGACGGCGAAGACTACGGACGTGGTAGAGTTGAAGAGTTCATTGGAGATCTAAGGAGTCTCGATGGGTTGTCTCAAGCTCTTGTAGAAGGGGCAAGTGTGGCAAGTAAAGTTGTCTTTCTTGTATCACCATCTGCAACCACCAAGCCCGGAACACTTGCCAAAGCTGGAAACGGAGCTATCATACAGGGTAGACCAGAGGATGTAGGAGTCGTGCAAGTTGGTAAAACAGCAGACTTTGCTACAGCTGCAAACTTAGCAGCACAATTAGAAAAGAGAATACTCGAAGCTTTCTTGGTTATGAATGTCAGAAATGCAGAGAGAGTAACAGCTGAAGAGGTACGCCTCACACAGCTAGAGCTAGAGCAATCCCTTGGCGGACTGTTCAGCTTGTTAACGGTAGAGTTCTTAATACCCTACCTCAACAGAACTCTGTTAATACTACAGAGAACAAACCAGATACCCAGACTACCAAAAGATGTCGTTAGACCGAAGATTGTAGCTGGTATCAATAGCCTAGGTAGAGGCCAAGACAACGAAGCCTTGACTAGATTTATACAAACCATTGGTCAGGTCTTAGGGCCAGAAGCACTGATGAAGTTTGTAGACCCATCTGAAGCAATCAAACGTCTCGCAGCTGCACAAGGTATAGATGTACTTAATCTTGTACGTACACCAGAGCAGTTAGAACAGATGAAGCAGATGCAGCAAGCTCAAGCAGCACAACAATCACTTGTTAATCAAACAGGTCAGATTGCAGGCACACCTCTGATGGATCCTGAGAAGAACCCAGAGCTAGCAGAGCAGGCATCAGCAGTAATACAAGGACTACAACAACCACCACAATAATATGGCAGAAACACTATCATACCAAGAACCTCAGAATGTAACAACCATGGACAACCTGTCAGCAGAGGAGCAAGACTCTCTACAGGTTGGTGAACAGATATCTCAACAAGAAGAGCAAGTCTATGCTGGTAAGTATAAGAGTGCTCAAGAGCTTGAGAAAGCTTACATGGAGTTACAGAGTAAACTTGGCGAACAAGAAGATAAAGGTGAAACAGAAGTAGCAGAGAAAGAACCCGAGGATAAGCCTACGCTGTCCGAGGGAGCTACTCTTATAACTTCTGCTACCGATGAGTACTATGCCAATGGCAATGAACTCTCTCCTGAGACATTACAAAAGTTCTCTTCTATGTCTAGCCAAGACCTTATCAAGGCTTACTTAGAAGTACAACAGCTACCTGAGTATCAACAAGCACAGCAAACACCAGTTGAGATTTCTGAATCACAAGTCAATCAGATCAAAAACGCAGCTGGTGGCGAAGCAGCTTATTCAAACATTATTAACTGGGCTAAGAGCAATCTCGAAGCTGAACAGATAAATGCGTTTGATGATGTTGTAAATACAGGTAGTGTGCAGGCTATCAATCTTGCGGTAGCTGGACTCAAAGCACAGTACGATAACGCTAATGGAGTAGAAGGTAGAATGGTAACAGGTAAAGCACCTACAAACAGCGGTGACGTTTTCCGCAGTCAGCAAGAGTTAGTCGCAGCAATGAACGATGTTCGCTACGACAGAGACCCAGCTTACAGACAAGACGTAATTGAAAAACTTGACAGATCTAATTTGGAGTTCTAACTATGCCCGGACATTACGGTGGCGGAATGAAGCCTAAGAAAAAAATGACAGCAGCCATGAAGAAAAAGATGGCTCTTGAGAAACTAAAGAAACTCAAGAAGAAGAAGAAAAAGTAATGACTAAAAAAATAAAGCCGGGAAAAGGTGGATCTCCCGGCCAGCCTTACCAAGCACCAAAAGAAGATCCAAAGAATCCCTATGTTCCTAGCCCAAGAAAAGCTAAGAATATAGATTTTTTCAGTAAAGACAACAACTACCCAGTATAAAATTATGACACACCACAACCACGAAAATCAGAAATGGCATCCAGCAGAGGAGCTTAACGGAAGACTAGCTATGATAGGCATAGTTGCAGCTCTACTCAACTACGCTTGGACAGGGCAAATCATACCCGGTATTTGGTAATGCCTAAGCCAGCTGGTAAGAAGAAATACTCTGCCGGTCAGATGAAGATTGCCAGAGTAGCACCACCACGAGATAAGATCACAGGAGCTGACTTCAAAAAACTAAGAGGTAAGAATGGCAAAAAGAAAGGGAGTAAGCCTGTCTCTCGGAAGAGGTGAGAAGAGCCGCAAAGGCGGTCTGACAGCTAAGGGAAGAGCCAAGTACAATCGTGCCACTGGCTCTAACCTCAAAGCTCCACAGCCCGGAGGAGGGGCTAGAAAGAAGTCCTTTTGTGCCCGTATGAAAGGTGTAAAAGGCCCAATGAAAAAACCAAACGGCAAGCCTACAAGAAAGGCTCTTGCCCTACGACGTTGGAAGTGCTGATGATAGAACCAATGGTGCTTCCATTGTTCTCGTCACCTGTATATGCACACGACACTGGGTATAAACCAACACAACAAGAGATCGACTATGTCTCATCGTTGGATATATCATCGGAAGGTAACGCAGCTGCACAACTCACATCAAACACTCAAGTCTTAGATTTACCTGAGTTAAATAATATCAAGACGTTATGTGAGCAAGAGTTGCTTTACTATACAAATCAAGTTCTAAGAATCAAACAGTCATTTAGAATCACAAATTCTTGGTTGACAATTAAGAAACAAGATCAATGGCATCATTTACATAATCATCAGAACTGTATCTTTTCTGGAGTTTATTACTTACAAACCCCACCAGATGCAGTATTAAATTTTGAAGGAGACCCCGGGTTTCGGGATTCATTTAAGTTTGATTATGATTACATTGATTATAATATTTTTAATTCACATTCTTGGAAAGTATCAGTACCAGCATCTACAGTTGTCATCTTTCCGTCTTCGTTGTATCATGATGTCGCACCCAATCTTACAACTACCCCACGTATCTGCATTGGATTCAATGCTTTCGTGACCGGTAAGCTAGCAACGAAGACATATTGTTCAGATCTCACACTATAAAATGGCTAATGAAAACATACTATGAGCCTGATGAAAAAGGCAGAATGAGAATTACCGAGTCAAAAGGTGATAAGACACCCATTAATATAGCCGTAAATAAAGACCCCGGTAATTTCTATCGAAGAAAAGCTAAGATGGATGCTGACAATGATATGTCCAGTGATCCTATGAAACCAAAAGATGGCAAAGAAATCCTCGATAGATTATTAAATAAAAAAAATAAGAAAAAAGGTCAAGTATAATGGCACAACTTTTTTATGATGAAAATGACCCTAGAAAGAAGAGGGAAATGAACGGTGATAAAACACCAATCGCTATGGGCAAAGAGTTCTTTGGTGTACCTAAAGATGTTAGGGAGGCTAACAAAAGACTCTCAGGTCAAGGCCCATTTGATGTCAATGACCAGAAAAAAGTCATAGACTATTACAAAAAACAAGCAAAAAACAAGAAGGGTAGAGCATAATGGCACACAAGAAAGGTAAGAAGTGTGGCTGTAGCCATGGAGGTAAGAAACGCTAATGGGTAAATTATGTCCACGTGGTAAAGCAGCTGCCAAAAGAAAATTTAAAGTATACCCTTCTGCATATGCTAACGCCTACGGTGTTAAGGTATGTAAGGGTCAAGTCAAAGCTGGTGGTAAGAAGAAGACTAGCCCCGGCTACACTAAAGGCAAAAGAAGATGAGCTTACGTAGATGGTTCCAAGAGAAATGGGTCGACACCAAAACTGGTAAGCCCTGTGGCAGACAGAAAGGTGAGAAGCGTAAAGGCTATCCAGCTTGTAGACCATCTAAACGTGTGTCATCCAAAACACCTAAGACTACAGGTGAGATGTCTAGTGGCGAGAAGGCCAAGTTCAACAGAACTAAAACAAGTAGTAAACGGATTAATTATAATCACAAAAGACGCAAGAGATGATACAAATTTTAAAGAATCCTAAAACAGAGTCTTATGTCAGAGCAAAAGAAACAGCTCTATCACATACTCTGGCTTTACATTGGATACCTTCTGACACAGGGTTCTTTTATTATTCTCATATTCTAATATCTAGACCTGAGTTTCTTTACTATAGTCATCCAGTGTCAGCTCATGCAGACTTATTTGTAGCTGCAATAGGTGAAACACTAAATGCTAACAATCTAGCAGATAATGGATTTCATGTTATCAGAGCTGCTATTAATGTGGTTCATCCAAGCGAGGGAAACCAGTTTTCTGAACCACATGTAGATCACTCTTTTCCACATGTAAATTTAGTTATGTATTTTACTGATGTAGGAGGAAGAACTTTTTGTGAGGAGAAAGAACACGACCCACAAGAAGATGATATAATCCTATTTAAAGGTGAGCATTATATGGAAAGACCTCAAAGAGACAGAAGAGTTATATTAGTTTCTACATTACAAATATACTAACAGCACGGGAGCACCTCAGAGTCGGACTCCCCTGCACTTGGCGAGAGCCTGCTAAGGCAGATACCTTGAGCCGTCTAGACGGTGGGATAGACCACAAAAAATGGCCAAAAAATTTCAGTACTGAAGAACGTTAACCAATATCATTCTTATTAGAAATGGCATACCCCGGATCTTTCGATCATCAATCTAACGTTAACCCTACACAACTTACAAGACAGGGTGCGTTAAATGGCGGTGCTGATCCTAGAGCCCTTTACTTGAAGCTGTTCAGTGGAGAGATGTTTAAAGGATTCCAGAGAAACACAATCGCTAGAGACTTAGTGCAGAAGAGAACACTTACATCAGGTAAGTCTATGCAGTTCATCTACACTGGTCGCACAACAGCTGAGTACCACGTACCCGGCCAAAGCATACTTGGAAACGACCAAAAGGCTCCTCCAGTTGCTGAGAAGACCATCACTATTGATGACCTTCTAATCTCAAGTGCTTTCGTTTATGAACTTGACGAGACACTTGCACACTACGATTTACGTGGTGAAATTTCTGCTAAGATCGGATACGCTCTTGCAGAGAAGTATGACAGACTCATATTCAGAGCTATTGCGAAGGGTGCTAGACAGGCTTCTCCTGTTTCTATGACTAACTTCCAAGAGCCCGGTGGAACACAGATCCAAGTTGGAGCTGGTTCAGATGCAGACGACGCATACAACTCAACACACCTAATCTCAGCTTTCTATGATGCTGCTGCTGCTCTTGACGAGAAAGGCGTATCTACTGAAGGTAGAGTTGCTGTGTTGAACCCAAGACAGTACTATGAACTTATACAAGCTATCGGTTCTAACGGTCTTGTAAACAGAGACGTACAAGGTACAGCTCTACAGAGTGGACAAGGCATCATTGAAATTGCAGGCATCCAGATCTTCAAGTCAATGAACATTCCATTCTTCAACAGATATGGTACAAAGTATGCTCCAGCTTCTGGTGCATCTGCAAGTAGTGACTTAGCAGTACCTAACCCCGGTAACACAGGAGACTTCGTAGAAGTTTCTACAGAAGACGCAAGAGCTTCAGTTGCTGGTATCAACAACAACTACGGAAACTCAAATGACTTCGGTCAGAGTTGCGGACTTATCTTCCAAAGAGAAGCTGCTGGTGTTGTTGAAGCTATCGGCCCACAGGTTCAGGTAACTTCAGGGGATGTTTCTGTTGTATACCAAGGTGACGTAATCCTTGGAAGACTAGCTATGGGAGCAGACTTCCTAAACCCAGCCGCTTGTGTTGAATTGTTCGCTGGAACAACAACTAAGCCAACTGCGTTTGGTACTTCATACCCAGCTAACGCTTAATTTTTATTTTTATACGGGGGCTTCGGCTCCCCTTTTTCTTATGGCTACCACAACTATTGACACCGATACCGAACTATCCGCAGTGAACTCTATACTGGGAGCTATCGGACAAGCACCTCTTACAACTCTTAACTTTGACAATCCAGAGGTATCATTTATATTTAACTTATTACGTGACGCAAACGTAGATACACAGTCAGAAGGCTGGCATTTCAATACAGAGCATCATGTAAAGTTTACGCCTGATGTAAACAAAAAGATTGCAATAAGTAATGACATAGTTGCTATGGACTTGCATGATAATCAAGCTCGTAGGCACCACGACCTAGTACGTCGTAACGGCTTTTTGTATGATAAGACCGATCATACAGATGAATTTGATGGTGACATAGATCTTGATATTGTTAGGCTTTATGAATTTGAAGATCTACCTATTCCTTTCAAACGCTTTATTATATATAAAGCATCTAGAATCGCAGCTACACAACTTGTTGCTAATCCGGGTTTGGTAAGATTACTAGGAGTACAGGAGCAACAAGCAAGAGCAGCACTACAAGAGTATGAGTGCAATCAAGGAGATCACAGCATGATGGGATTCCCAGAAGGCACTGCATATCAAACATATCAACCATTTAGAAACCTTAGACGATAATGGCAGGCGTAACACAAACCATTCCACAATATTCAGCAGGCATATCAGAACAGCCTGACAACCTAAAATTTCCGGGTCAGGTAGTAGAATCTATTAACGCAATACCAGATGTAACCAAGGGTCTATTTAAAAGGCCGGGTGCAGCCAGAATAGGAACTGATGCTTTAGCTAATGTTCAGAGTGGTGGTGCGTACTTTCATTACTATCGTGACGATGAAGAAGGCTCTTACATAGGCCAGATAGCTGCTGATGGTCAGCTCAGAGTATGGAAAGCTGATGGTGACAACCCCGGTGCAGCACAAACTATTGTGTATGGTACAGGTGGGCAGTCCACAATACAAGCATATTTAGCAACAAGTGACCCAGAAAACCTACAATTTCTCACAATTAATGATACAACTTTTGTTAGTAGCCGTGATAGCTCTAATGCTAACACTATCGTTGGGACAACGGGAACTACAGATGCTACACCAGATGCTCACTTCGCATTTCTAGAACTAACTAGAACTGAAAACGGTAGACAGTACGGTGTAAACTTATATAATAACTCTACTACAACTACACTTAATCGTGCTACACGTATAAAAATACAGAGTCATACTCTCGATGAAAGTGATGGCACAGGCCATTGTCCCGGTATTGGCACTGAAGTATTTAGTGTTGACTCTGGTAGTAAAACTAATCTTATATTTAGACTTACAACTCTAGGTCAACAAGGTGTTAGTCCTAATTATAGTGCTAGCTCTAATGGGCCGGGAGGTAATAACTACAGATGTAGCTATCAGCCAGACATAGTATTATTACATGGCGGAGAAGGATGGGTTACAGGTGATACAACTACTGTAACTATGGAGGGTTTTAACTATACTATCAGGGTAGAAGATCACGAAAGTACAGCAGTAAAAGCTAACCTCAAACTTATCAGGCCAGAGCCAACACCATTCGATGCTGATACAGCTGTTACTGCTGATACTGTTCTTGGTGGTATACTAGCTGAGTTACCGACAGGGATTACTGGTACAGTTATAGGTACAGGAATGTATCTATCTAGCTCTAGTGCATTTAATATAGAGGTAGTAGAGGATGACTTGATGAGAGTTATGCAAAGTTCTGTAAATGATGTAACAAGATTACCTAATCAATGTAAGCATGGTTATATAGTCAAAGTATCTAACTCTCGTATGGCAGATGAAGATGACTACTATGTAAGATTTGATGGAGAAAACAATACGGATGGATCAGGCTCTTGGTCTGAGTGTGCTAAACCGGGCATACCAAAGACCTTGACAAATATGCCATTGGTTATTCAGAGAACTGCACTTGCAAATGGTGGTACATCAAGTGAAGTAGCAACATTTACAATTAAACAGTTTACTTATTCTGATAGATTGATAGGTGATGAACTGACAAACCCCTTACCTTCATTTGTAGGTAAACGAATAAACAAGGTGTTATTCTTCCGTAATAGATTATCATTTCTATCAGGGTCAAACGTTGTAACATCTAGACCCGGTTCGATAGCTGAACCAGATTTCTTTGCTGAATCAGCACTGACTGTATCAGCATCTGACCCTATTGATATATCTTCTGCATCTACATTTCCGTCAGAGTTATTTGACGGTATAGCAATCAATGCTGGTTTGGTAGTATTTAGCACAAACCAACAATTCTTACTTGCATCAGATGATACAGTTCTAAACCCTGATACTGCTAAGTTACGTAGTATATCTACATTTAATTACAACAAGGACATTGCACCTATATCATTAGGTACAACACTTGGGTACGTTGACAACTCTGGTAAGTTCAGCCGCTTCAACGAAATGGCAAACATAAGTAGAGAGGGTCAACCAACTGTTGTAGAGGTCAGTAAGATTGTGCCAACAATGCTAACAAAAGATATAAACTTACTTACTAACTCAAGAGAAAACAGTATTATTCTATTTGCTAAGTCAAGTGCTACGGATAGTATAATATATGGCTACAAGTATTTAAATGTTGGTGACAAAAGGCAGCAAGCTGCATGGTTTAAATGGAAGCTAAATAGGCCAATACTATATCATTTTATTATAGATGACGAATACTACTATCTAGATGCAGATTACTATTTGCAAAAGATAAGATTAGTACAAACAACAGAAGACCCTAGTATAGTACAAGACAATGTCGACTTCTTACTTCATGTGGATAATCATACTACTGTTAGCGGTGGCAGCTTTAACGCAACTACAAATACCACAACCTTCAGTAGTGTGGGTTGGCTGAATACAGTCACCACACCTAATCACGATTTAGTTGTGATTGATACAAATACTAACTCAGCACGAGTTGGTAGATATGCAAAGCCTACAGTCAGTGGCACAAACTTTACCTTACCCGGTAACTGGTCTGGTGTCACACTTACTATAGGTTACATATACCCTTACGAAGTTCAGTTTCCTACATTTTATCCTATGAAAATGGCAGGCGAAAAGACTGAATCTGATGTAAACTCTTCGTTAGTGGTACATAGAATTAAATTACATTTTGGTAAGATAGGACTTTATGAAACAACACTCGAACGAGTCGGTAAACCGGACTACACAGAAGTATATGAATCAACAGAGCTCGACGAGTATCAAGTCTCTGATGCACCATATATCGAAGAGTTTATCAAAACTGTCCCAGTCTACGAAAAAAACACAAACGTAGATGTAACACTACGATCATCTCACCCAGCCCCAGCTACGCTACATGCGTTGTCATGGGAAGGTGACTATTCACCCAGATTTTATCAACGTGTCTAATTATATACACCCAATCACTTTGGAGGCTGCTACAGAAGTGGCCTCTAACCTCCGCTCAGATGACCTCAGAGAGGTCGAAGAAGGG